TATTATGCATTTATTGGACTCCCAAACGCAACTGATTACCAGACTGACTGGGATACCAATCCACCTTCACCAAGAGACAATCTCAATGAGTCTAATGACTATTGGGATACGATGTTGGCAATGAAGAAGATTGGTACTTCTGATGTTAGTCAAGTAGTCAGAAAAAATACTTGGTCATCAGGTGTTACCTATGACATGTGGAGAAATGATATCAGTATAGATAAACAATCTTTACCATCTGGAGTTGCTGATATATATGATGCAAACTACTATGTGATGAACTCTGACTATAGAGTTTATATTTGTCTTTTTAATAATGCAAATCCTGAGAATAATTTCCAAGGTGGACCATCTCTTGATGAACCCACATTCACAGACTTAGAACCAAGAGCTGCTGGTTCGAGTGGTGACGGATATATCTGGAAATACCTTTATACTATCAAACCAAGTCAAGCAATTAAGTTTGATTCTACAGAATATATCCCAGTACCATCAGATTGGTATGATGTTAGTAGTGATAATGTATCTGTAAGACAAAATGCTTCTACAAGTGGTCAACTTAAGATTGTAACCGTCAGAAATCGTGGTGTTGGACTTGGAACAGCTAATGTAACTTACACAAGAGTACCAATTGTTGGTGATGGGACTGGTGCAGAGGCTACCGTAGTTGTAAATAACGATTCAAAGATTGAATCTGTCACCGTTTCTTCTGGTGGTTCAGGTTATACGTTTGGAACACTTGATATTGAAGCTGGTGGTCTTCCAGCTGGAACCACATCACCTGTCTTCAACGTCATTATTCCTCCAAATGGAGGACATGGTTATGATGTTTATAGAGAATTGGGTGCATTTAATGTTTTAACATATGCTAGATTTGAAAATGACACTAATAATCCAGATTATATCACTGGAAACCAATTTTCAAGGGTTGGATTAGTTGAAAATCCAGAATCATACAATTCTTCCACTATCCTAAATCTTGATAAAGTTAGTACGGTCACTGCTTTAAAACTTACTGGTGTTGGTTATAGTTCAGCTACCTTTACGGCTGACTCATATGTTACACAGACCGTTGGTGTGGGTTCAACAGCTATTGGTAGAGTAGTTTCTTACGATGCAACCACTGGGGTTCTTAAATTGTGGCAAGATAAAACTACAGCAGGTTTTAATAGTGATGGTTCTTTGAACGCGAATCCAATTTATGGATTTAAAGCTAATAGATTTACATCTGATATTGGTTCAAATGGTTCTTTCAATATCATAGGTGGCTCAGTCACTCTCGGAATTGAAACCAACTTTACAGGTATATCTACAGTAATAAATAATAGGACATATTACTTGGGTCAAAGTTTTACCTCTGGTGTTGCACAACCAGAAGTGAACAAATATTCTGGAAATACCATTTATGTTGATAATAGACCTTCTGTCACAAGGTCTTCATCCCAGAAAGAAGACGTAAAGATCATCTTGCAATTCTAATAAGAAATCATGCCACAGGAAACTAACCTCAACGTTGCTCCTTATTTTGACGACTTTGATCCGCAGAGTAACTATTATAAAGTTCTTTTTAAGCCAGCATATCCAGTCCAGGCAAGAGAGTTAAATAACCTTCAATCCATTCTTCAAAATCAAATTGAAGACATGGGAACCCACTTCTTTAAAGAGGGGGCTAAGGTTATTCCTGGTCAGCTGACTTATCTCCCTAAATTCTATGCAATTCAAATTGATTCTGAATTTTTAGGGATTCCTGTCGATCTTTACCTCGATCAGTTAGTTGGTAAGAAAATTACTGGTGCAACTTCTGGGGTAACTGCTAAAGTAGTTACATATATTAATGACAAAGAATCTGAAAGGGGTGTTTTTACGCTATATGTTGATTATCTTGAGTCAAGTTCATCTGATAATTCTACTCAAACTTTTTCAGATAGTGAAGTTCTTCTGACTTCTGAAAATATCACTTTCGCTTCAACATTTATCGCGTCTGGTGAGGGTTTTGCTAGAACTTTAACTCTAAATTCTAATGCTGTTGGTTCTGCTTTTGCTTTAAGCAATGGTGTTTACTTCCTCAGAGGATTTTTTGTTGATGTCGAAGATCAAATTCTCATCCTCGATCAATATGATAACACACCCAGTTATAGAATTGGTTTAAACGTTATTGAAAGTCTGATTTCTTCTGACGTTGACCCAACATTGAATGATAATGCTAGAAATTTCACTAATTTTACTGCTCCTGGAGCTGATAGATTAGAAATTACAGCATTTTTAGCTAAAAAACAAACAAATGATTTTAATGATACGAATTTTGTTCAGTTAGCTGAAGTTCAAAACGGTATTCTGAGGGAAATTAATACTGCAACTGATTATAATACGCTTGCAGACGAATTAGCGACGAGAACCTTTGATGAATCAGGTCATTATTATGTAAAAGAGTTTGTAACGACTGTAAAAGAAAGTTTAAATAACGGATACGGAAATAGAGGTATCTATAATCAGAATCAGACCACTACAAGCGGAAAAACACCTTCCGAAGACCTTATGGTCTACAAAATTGGACCTGGTAAGGCATATGTGAAAGGATATCCTGTTGAAACCCTTGGTTCAACTTTTTTGGATGCTCCAAAAGCAAGGACGACTAGAAATATTAAAGGACAATCTGTTAGTTTTGGTTTTGGACCAACATTTACGGTTAATAATGTTTCTGGATCACCAACTATTGGATTTGATAACACAAATACTCTAAGTTTAAGAAGCCAAAGAATTGGTTCTGCCAGAACTGATCTTGCTGGTGATGAAATTGGTGTTGCTAGAATTTATGATTTCTCTTTAGAATCTGGATCTTATGATGCGACCAATAAAAACACCAATCAGTGGAATTTATCTCTCTATGATGTTCAAACATATACAGATTTAACGATCAATGAAGAAATTGATCTCACCACCCCAACATTTATTGAAGGTGCTTCAAGTGGAGCATCTGGTTTCCTTAGATATAATGTAAGTACTGGAACGGCAGCTACTGTATATGATGTCAGAGGTCAGTTCTCAGTTGGTGAGAGAATTACTTTTGATGGTTTAGATTCAACAAATAGAATCATCACTGGAATAACAAATCATGAAACTTCTGATGTTCAATCAGTTTATGGTATTGTAGGTACTGCTGGAACATTCACAGCTGATTTAATTCCAACTAATGCTGTTACTATTGGCATTGCCTCTATTACTAAGGGGGACGTGGAAAGTGGTGTTTCAACAGTAACGAATCCATCACTCTCTTTTCCTGGTATTGTAACAACTGGAAATTTACTTAAATATTCTGATTCAAATTTAACTTTACCAACTCTTCTGAGAGTAACTAGTGTAAGTACAAATTCTTTGAATGTTGTTGGTGTCGAAACTGTTACTGCCTTTATTGATGGTGGAGTTCCAGATCGTAATATCGGTGTCACAGATCTGAAAGTGGTTGAATCTCAAACAGCTCCAGCTTCGAGAAATGACAATCTGGCAGATAATGAGTCATTGTTCTCAGTTTTCCCAAGAAAACTAATTTCTAACGTAGATCTTACAGAATCTGATTTGACAATCAGAAAACAATTTGACGTAACAGTCACTGACGGATCTACTGGAACTATTAATGCCGATACCGATGAAGTATTCTTATCATTTGATGAAGAAAGATACAGTTTAATTAATGATGCTGGAGGAATAGAAGTTCTCACATCTGATAAATTTACATTTGCCTCTGGTAATACCCAACTGACACTTAGTGGTATTGCCAACAATGGCAACTTCAAACTAATTGCAACACTTCGTAAAAGTAATATTACTCCAAAAATTAAGACCAAGAATTTATCGAAAAATATTGTCATAAGAAATTCAAATAATTCTGGTTCTGGTATTGGAGGAACCACTCTCAATGATGGTTTGACATATGGTACTTATCCATATGGAACTAGAGTTCAAGATAAATTCATTTCTCTTAACGAACCAGATGTTGTTATGATTTATGGTGTCTTTGCTGGTGATGGTTCGGATTCAGATCCAGAATCTCCTTCAATGACTGTTGGTAGTCTGGATGGTCCAACAAGCACAACGAATGATTTGATTCTTGGTGAAGAGATTATTGGATCAGTAAGTGGAGCAAGAGCAATTTATGTTGATAAAAAATCAGACACCTCAGTCAATTTCATTTATGAGAATTTTTCCAGATTCCAACCAAATGAAATAGTCAATTTCCAAAAATCTGGAGTCAGCGCCATTGCTTCAAATGTTGTTACTGGAAGTAAAGAAATAACTGATGATTTCAACTTCTTTGGTGGTCAAAGAAAGTCAATTTATGATTATTCCAGAATCAGAAGAAGAGACGGTGCGGGGATTCCTAACAGTAGACTGAGAATTTACTTTATTTCATCATCTTATAGTAGTTCTGACACTGGTGATATCACAGTATGTAATTCATATAGAGATTTTGATTATAGCACCGAAATTGGTGGTATTTCGGATTTCAGACTCACTGATATAATTGATGGTCGTCCCAGAGTTTCATCTTTCTCCGTAGATACTACGAATACCAGATCACCACTGGAATTTTTTGGTAGAACTTTTAATGGTGGACAACACAGTTCAAAAGACGTTCTTGCTTCTGGTGAAACGTTCACATTAGATTATAATTATTTCCTTCCAAGAATTGATAGAATCTATATTGATAGGGATGGTGTTTTCCAAGTTAAGAAAGGTGCTCCAGCTGATAATCCTGTATCACCAAAAGGTGTTGATGGGTCTATGAACATAGCAAATTGTTATGTTCCAGCTTATACTTTTGATGCTAGAGATGTAAAGACTACTTTCATCAATCATAAGAGATATCAAATGGTTGATATCTCCAAACTAGAACAAAGAATCAAAAATCTTGAGTATTATACTTCACTAAACCAATTAGAATCAAAAACTATTAATCAGTTTATTCCAGATGCTAATGGTCTGAATAGATTTAGATCTGGTATCTTTGTCGATAACTTTGGAAGTCGTGATACTCAGGAAATTATTGGTGTTAAGAATTCAATTGATAGAAAACCTGGATCTTTAAGACCAGCCCACTATACCACTGAATTGAATATGGTTGTTGGTAATACAAGCATTGCTGGTATTGGAACAACAACGGAATCCAATCAAGACAGTAGATTTGCTGATATTCTTGGAACTGGAGTAAAAAGAACTGGTAAAATGGTTACCCTTGATTATGAGGAACTAGAAACACCTTGGCTACAACAAGGTTTTGCTACAAGATCTGAAAGTGTTACTCCTTTCCTTGTACGTTTCTGGCAGGGTAATATTTCTTTTGATCCAACTGTTGATGTTTGGATTGATGTCAATCAAATGGATGCTAAAGATACCCTGATGGAAGGATCATTTAAAGGTGTTGCTGAGGCCATACAGGCTGAGATCAAAACAAGTGCTGATGGAAAAAGATCTGGTGTAGCACCAGTTATATGGAAATCATGGGAAACTACTGGCGTTAATGTTTCACTCGATCTGAGTGCAGAACAAAAAACAAAAACCATTAGTTCAAACAGAAAAGGTACAGAGGAAGAATTCCTCAATATGTGGAAGGGCGGTGGCGCACGTGCGGCCCGCCGACATGCTAATGGTGGTGGTGTAGTTCCTCCAAGATTCAAAGTTGCAGAAGAAACTACAAAAACAAATCTCTCAATTACTGGTAAATCTGAAGTTGAACTTAATCAAAAAAGAACAGGTACTCAACAAACAATAACTGAGACGATTGATAGCGAATCACTGGGTGATCGTGTCGTATCTCGTGAAATTATTCAGTACATGAGGTCTCGTAACATTACGTTTACGGCTACGAGTCTAAAACCATTTACTGAGGTTTATGCATTCTTTGATAATGTTGATGTTAATAAGTATTGTGTACCTAAATTAATTGAAATTGAAATGGTTGATGGTACATTTGAAGTCGGAGAAACTGTCAAAGGAGAAATGAGTGAAGATTATGATCCAAGTGGTTCTGATGACGACAATACTGGAGATGATGAAGCTATAAATCCAGCTATTACATTTAGAGTAGCCTCCACTAATCATAAGTATGGTCCATATAATAAACCCACTGACACTTATGCTAATGACCCATATGATAGACCTGATGGTGTAATTCCTGAGTCCTATTCAGAGACATCGACTATATTAAACGTCGATATGGCATCTTTGGCTGATCAAAGTGAAACTGATTATGAAGGATTTATTGCTGAAGAGATGATTCTTAAGGGAGAAAGTAGTGGAGCAGAGGCTAAAGTTACCACAAGAAGACTTGTTACTGATAGAGTCGGTACACTGATTGGTTCTTATCAAGTTCCAAGTTCTGATGATCCTGGAGCTCCTACTTTTGAAACTGGTAGATCGATGTTAAGACTTACCAGTAGTGATACCAATAGTAAAGTTCCTGGTGTGGTTACTACAGCTGCCGAAGATATCTTCTATTCAAGAGGTGATCAGGACAATACTCAAGAAAGAACTTTGTCCTTGAGAAATGCGAGAGTTAAGACTCAAGAGGCTACTCCCGAAACAAGAACTATTAGTGGTGATTCAACATCTACTGCTACGGTCACTACTGCAACAAACTCAAGATTGACTGGTGAATATACAGACCCTCTGGCACAATCTTTCGTTGTTGATGATAAAACAGGAGTCTATGTGACATCTGTTGAACTTTACTTCAGTGAGAAACCAGATGATGAGGGAGGTCCAGTTGTGGTTTCTATTCGTGAAGTTGAGTTGGGAACCCCAAGTCAAAGAGAACTCGCATATTCAAACGTAGAGAAAGAACCTTCTGAAATTAATTTGTCGGATGACGCCAGTGAAGCAACGAAGTTCACTTTTGAATCTCCTGTCTATCTAAATGGTCAGAGGGAATATGCAATTATTGTTGAATCCAACGACACCAATTATAGATTATGGATTTCAAGACTGGGTGAATTTGACGTTTCATCATTGGGTTCGGAGTCTGATCAAATTCTTGTTTCTTCACAGAGACTTCTGGGTTCATTGTTCAAGTCACAGAACGCCTCTACTTGGACACCATCTCAATATGAAGATCTAACATTCAGATTGTTTAGGGCTGACTTTGTTCCTAGTGGATCTGTTCAGTTATTTAATCCACCTCTCCCAACAAAGGAAGAAGTTATTCCAAATAACAAACTTATTATTGAGTCCAAGACAATTAGAGTTGGTCTTGGAACCACAGTTGCCGATGATGGATTATTGGATGGTCAATTGATTACTCAGAATGAATCTCTTGCTTCTGGTAGATTTGTTGGATATGGTGGTTCAGCTGCACCAGGAGAACTAAAAATCATTAACGCTGGTGTTGGATATACTCCATCCTCTGGTGATTTCCAATTCACCAATTTACCTATGACAGCTATCACTGGTCATGGTGTTAATGCAACTGCTAATATCTTCATTCAAAATGGAATTGCTATTGGAGCTTCAATTGTTGATGGGGGAATAGGTTATCAGATAGGTGACATCATTGCACCAACTACAATTGGATCAGGACTCGGTCAGGGTATTCAAGTTTCTATCTCAACCATCTTTGGTAATAATGAACTGAATATCACTGATGTTCAGGGAGAATTTACCACTAGTTCCAGCACTGCTATTCTGAAATACACGAATAGTTCTGGTGTGACAACTGCACTCGACTATACCAGAAATCCAGTTGATGGTGTCAGACCAGTATCACCAATCGTCACGGTTCATGATGGTCTTCATATTAAAGTTCCTCAAAGAAATCATGGTATGTATTCGAGTGGTAACGTTGTCACTCTTAGAAATGTCGTCAGTGATCTGACACCGACAAATCTATCTGCAGATTATAACAAAACTGATACGGGAAGTATTTCTGTTGGTAGTACAACTAATCTGACTCAGTTTGAAGGTGTTAGTGTTGCATCTACAAACCCTGGATATATTAAAATTGGTGATGAAATTATTTCATATACTGGAACTTCATCAAACACTTTGACTGGTATTACCAGAGGTGTTGATAACACAAAAACTACTAATCATACTCAAAATGATTTTGTACGCAAGTATGAGTTTAATGGTATCTCATTGAGAAGAATCAATAAAACACACAATCTCAATGAAGTGACCGAATCAAATCCATCTGATACAGACTTCTATAAAATTAAAATCGATATGTCAGAAAATGGTACTGACAGATCTGTTAATACTGATTTTGGGAAACGTTTCTTCAAGAAATCAACCTCTGGTGGTGGATCAAAAATGAGAGGAACTTATAATGTTCCGTTCTCAGAGATTCATCCTGATTTCACGACTACGACACCAACTGGAACTACTATAGAACCAACGATAAGAACAACATCTTCTACTAGTATTTCTGGTAGTGAAAGTTCATTCATCGATCAAGGATTTGAAGAATTCTCACTCGACAAAACTCATCATTTTGATACCATGAGGATGGTTTGTTCATCAATCAATGAACAAACCTTCTTGGATAATCTTCCAGGTAACAAGTCACTTACAGTTAGTCTCAACATGGCTACGGGCAATTCTAAAATCTCTCCTACGATTAACCCTGATAAGTTATCCATGGTATTTACATCAAATAGAGTAAATCAACCAATTACAGATTATACCAATGATCCTAGAGTAAATACAGTTGAAGATGATCCCAATAGTTTCTTCTATGTAACGAAGAATATCAGACTTGAGAATCCTGGAACTTCGATTCAAGTTTATCTAGACGCTTATTTGTCAGAAGCTTCTGATATTAGAGCCTTCTACGCTGTCGATCAAGAGAATCTTGATGAAACTATCTTTATACCATTTCCAGGGACTAATAATTTCTTACCAAATGGTTCAGTTCTCAACCCCGCTAATAGTAACGGTAGTACTGATATTAAGACAGCTAAGACTAATGATCACGATCCAAATGCTCCGATTAGTCTTTATAGGGAACTTAAGTTCTCAATTGACAATCTCTCAACATTCTCAACTTTTAGGATTAAATTGATTGGTACATCAACCAATCAAGCACATCCACCATTCATTAAAAACCTTAGAGTAATTGGTTTAGCATGACACTTATTCCAGTAAAAGATCAATCGGGTTTCTTCCGTGACAGTGAAACAGGAGCTATTATTAACAATGACTCCAATGAGTATAAATCATATATGAATAACAGAGATAAACTCCTCTCCGAAAAGGAGAGGATTGATAAACTTGAATCTGACATTGGTGATATTAAACGCATGTTACAACAATTAACAAATGGCCAATAATACAATCACTTTTAATCCTGACTCTAATGCATCTGCATATGGAGTTAATTTGGTTATTAATACTGGTTCCGATTTTACTTCTACTTTTAAGGTTATAAGACCAGATAAGTCTAATTTTGATTTCACCAGTTATACTGGTTCTTCTCAGATGGCGAAGTCTGTGTCAATTGGTTCTAGTATGTCATCTACTGCCACATTTAGTGTGGGATTTACAAGTGCTTTTGATGGTGAGTTTAAGATTACCCTAGGAAAGGGTGAGACAAGAGTTTTGAGAAATGGTAGATATGTATGGGATGTACTGGTAAGTTCTGGTACAACCGTTTATAGACTAGCTGAGGGTAATGTTACTGTTGTATCTGGTATCTCTTCCGCCCCCTAAATAATAAAAAAGCTATAGTATATAATGGCGCAACCCTCCTCTAGACAAGAATTAATTGATTACTGCCTAAGACAGTTGGGTGCCCCTGTAGTTGAAATTAATGTCGCTGACGAACAGGTCCAAGATTTATTGGATGATGCCATTCAACTGTTTCAACAGAGACATTTTGATGGGGTAATTCAGACATTCCTGAAATACGAGATTACTCAAGCAGATAAAGACAGAGCCAAAGCTGTTCCCCCTGGAGCTCCAAGCGGTAGGGGATCAGTTGGTATTGCAACAACATCAGCGTCGGGTGATATGGGAGGAACACCCACAACTTTCAACTATTATGAAAATAGTAATTATCTTGAGATTCCTAAGGATGTAATTGGTATTAACAAGGTATATAAATTTGATCAGTTGATGGGTGTAAAGTCCAGTAATATGTTCAGCATAAAGTATCAAATGTTCTTAAATGACATTTACTACTGGGGAACACAAGATATTCTGTCATATTCAATGTCAATGTCTTATCTTGAGACACTGGATTTTCTGTTGAATACACACAAGGCAATCAGATTCAATCAAAGACAAGATAGGATGTATCTTGATGTTAAGTATGATGACTTGATTGTTGGTGACTACTTGGTCATTGATTGTTGGAAGGTTCTAAATCCTAATGAAGCTACTGGTGTGTTTAATGATCCTTTCTTAAAGAGATATCTAACAGCTCTAATTAAGAGACAATGGGGTCAAAACTTAATTAAGTTCCAGGGTGTAAAATTACCTGGTGGCATTGAGTTTAACGGAAGACAAATCTATGACGATGCACAGTCTGAACTTGATAAGATTGAAGAGAAGATGTTGAGTACATATGAGATTCCACCTCTTGATCTTATCGGGTAAGATGTTATGCTTAATCCATATTTTCTCAATGGCTCTCAAAATGAACAGAATTTAGTTCAGAGCCTAGTAAACGAACAACTCAAGATGTATGGGGTAGAGGTGTACTACCTCCCAAGACAGTATGCGACTGAGAAGACAATAATTAAAGAGGTCATTGAATCAAAGTTTGAACATGCATATCCACTTGAAGCATATGTGGATAGTTATGAAGGATTTGGTGGACAGGGAACTATTCTTTCTAAGTTTGGTATTCAAGAGAAAGATGATCTGACATTGGTCATCTCCAGAGAGAGATTCTCAGATTACATCTCACCTTTCATGAAGGACATCCCCAACATGAAGGGTGTCACTCATAGACCAAGAGAGGGTGACCTCATCTGGTTCCCACTTGGTGATAAACTTTTTGAGATCAAGTATGTTGAACATGAACAACCTTTCTATCAGTTAGAGAAGAACTACGTCTATCAACTAAGATGTGAACTCTACAGATACGAGGACGAAGTCATCGATACTGGTATCGAAGATGTTGATGATGAGATCCAAGAAATCAGTACTGGATATACCCAAATACTTACATTGATTGGAGCTGCTGTTACCGCAACAGGTGCAGCCACTACCTGTGCTAGTGGTTCTGTAAACACTATGACTATTACCAATATGGGTAAGGGATATAGTTTAGCCCCACTCATAGGGTTTAGTTCGGCACCAGCTGGAGGTACAACAGCTGTAGGTATCGCATCAATAACAACAGACTTTGTCGGTTGTAGTGGAAGTAAAGATGGTAAGGTACACAGAATATACATCACCAATTCTGGTTGTGGGTATACTGTAGCTCCTTGGGTTTCTTTTGAAACAATTAAGGGACAAACTGGTTCTGGAGCTGCTGCGACAACTGGTATCACAACTCTTGGTTCTATTCAAACTGTTTCAGTCATTAATGGTGGTAGTGGTTATATCTCAAATCCCAACGTAACCATTGGTCAAACAGATGTGGTTGGTGTTCAAACAGCCTTTGGTATTGGTATTATCAACTCTGCTGGTAGTGTTGTTAGTATTGCTATGACATTTGGTGGTGTTGGATTTGCCACAACATCCACAGCTGTTGTCACAATCGATCCACCTGCTACAGCTACTGGTGGTGATGGTTCTGGTAATTTCATATTCAATGAGGTTGTTACTGGTGGAACATCTGGAACTGAAGCAAGGGTCAAAGGATGGAACTCCACCACTAATGTTCTTGAGGTTTCTATCGTTACTGGAGACTTCTTACCTGGAGAGAGAATTGTTGGATCGGATTCTGGAGCTTCATATAGTATCAGAGTCGTTAATGAAGATGATACAGTTGATACTTTTGCAGACAACGATAACATTGAATCTGCAGCTGATGCAATCATTGATTTTACGTCTACCAACCCATTCGGGATGCCGTAATCTAAATAGTAGCAAACAAAGACTAGACTAATGTTTGAGTATTTCTATAATGAAATCTTCAGATCCGTAATCATCGGATTTGGATCGATGTTTAATGGAATTGAAATCCAACATAAGAATGAATCTGATAATAGTATCAGCAATCTTAAAGTTCCATTAGCATATGGACCTACTCAGAAGTTTCTTGCTAGAATCGAACAACAGTCCAATCTGAATAAATCAACTCAAATGTCCCTTCCGAGGATGTCATTTGAGTTTACTGACCTTCAGTATGATCCTACAAGAAAGTCAACTCAAACACAACAGTTCGTAGTCAAAAATTCCACTGGAAGTGAGATTAAAAAGGGATATGTTCCTGTACCATACAACATGACTATTCAGTTGTCGATTATGACAAAACTGAATGATGATATGTTACAGATTGTCGAA